TACCCAAAATGTAGAAGAGGTTGTAAATCAGGCGATTTTATCTCACGAAGCGAGAAAAAAAGCAGAGCGAGAGCATATTGAGAGAGCCGCATATCAGTCAGAATTAGAAGATGCTGTTAGATCTTTTCAAGATAATTTTCCAGATATTGCGGAATCTGAAGAGCTCAAAGCAATAGCAGATAGGAAGACGATTACCCTAACTCAGGAGAATCCTGATTGGACACCGTCCCAGATTATCAATGCAGCTGCCGAGTATACTCGTGAGTGGTCTGGAGTTAGGCCTGAATTAAATGGTAGGTTAGAGCGCAAGAAGAAAATTGTGCGACAACCTAAATCTGTTATGGCTTCAGCTTCAACTGGTAAGGATAATACACCATTGACTCCTTCACAGATTGTAGCAGAAATGCGAAAAGCTAGAGGTCAATCTATATAACTCTTTTGGAGGTTAATTATGGCTGGACAAGTATGGTCAGTTAACACTTCTGGTGGTTATATGTATGCCGATAATCTGAGCCGCCTGCTACGCATGGCAGTTCAGCCGATGGTTAAGTTCCGTCAGTTCTGCGATGTTAAAGACGCAGCGCATCAGGGCTTACACCGCGGTGATACATTCCATTGGAACGTGTACAGTGACGTTGCCACTCAGGGCACGACACTGACTGAAACCAACACAATCCCAGAAACCTCGTTCACTATTTCTCAGGGCACCATGACCATTACCGAAGCGGGTAACTCCGTTCCGTTTACTGGTAAATTGGATGATCTTTCTGAGCAACCTGTGTCCGAAGTTATCAGGAAAGTGTTGAAAAATGACGCTAAGAAAGGTTTCGATAACCTTGCTTCAGCTCAATTCAACGCAGCTAAGTTACGTGTTGTTCCTACTGCTGGGACTAGTACGACAGCTCTCACGCTGACGACTAACGGTACTGCTACGTTGACAAATACCATTGCACTAGGCAAGGAACATGTGAAACTTGTTGTTGATACCATGAAAGAGCGTAATATTCCAGCATATGCTGATGATGATTACTACGCAATTGCATGGCCGTCAACATATCGCACCCTAAAGAATGATCTGGAAGCTATCAAGCAGTATATTGATGCGGGATTCCAGATGATTATGAACGGAGAAATTGGCCGTTATGAAGGTGTGCGTTTTGTTGAGCAGACACATGTTTCCAAAGCTGGCATTGGTACAGCATCAAGTGCTTGGACTAGTGGTCTGAGTGATTGGGCTGTATTCTTTGGCGAGGATACTGTTGCTGAAGCTATCGCTGTTCCTGAAGAGATCAGGGGAAAAATTCCTGGCGATTTCGGAAGGGATAGGGGCGTAGCGTGGTATTATTTGGGAGGTTTCGGCCTTGTTCACACACAAGCAGCCCAGTCACGTGTAGTGATTTGGGACAGCGCAGCTTAAAGGAGTATTATTATGAGCTATAGTGATCCAAGAACGTATATCTACCAAGATACAGTAGAAACTGATTTCGCTGCTGGCACTGGTACTGCTTGGAGTTTTAAAGGTCCAAGTGGTAAACAGGGTAGTTTGAAAAACATCGGAGTGCATGTAACTGAAACTTTCGCAGATGACACCATCACTGGAAAAGTTTTGCTTGGCACGACTGGTGATGCAAACTACTATGGTCAGCTAGAAGTTGCTGATACTACTGCGGCCACTGAAACTTTTAACAACCAAGATGACTCGAATTGCGTCCTTGTAGAAGCTCTTCCTGCCGACACTCAGATTGAAGTTACCTATGTTCAGGCGACTGATTCTGGCACGGCTGCTGGAAAGGGTTATGCATACGCTGAAGTTGAATGGTACTAGGAGGAAATCATGGCTAAAGATAGCGCAAGCGGTAAAATTCCTGCTAATGGTTTGTCTGAAAAATCTTCTTTTGCTGGTGAATCCAACGCCTCTCTCGGCTTGGATAGTAAAGGTAAGGCTCAGATGCCTATTGGTACGGTAAAGAAAAGCGTTTCTACTTCTCACGGGAAGTTTGAGATGTGCTGATTGAAGAGGGGGAGGGGCAACTCTCCCCCAATTCATTTTAGGAGAATTGAATGAAGATCAATGTTATTACAGCCTATATTGGAGGTGAAGTAGAAACCCCAAAAGAAGGCTATGGATTTACAGAACCTGAGAAAAAGGGATACACTAGCGGTGATCAACTGTTTGATTCTCGCGCAATGGAGTATCGTTCAGAGCAGCCGCGATCTAATAATGAGGCGCGTGTTGATGGCAAGATGGTGCGCTCAGGGATGACCGTGTCTGGTTGGGGATTTTAACCACTAAGTGAAAATAATAAAAGTTCCTGAAAAGGAAATAGAGGATTTTACTCCAGAAGATTTTGGCGGAGTAAGAAAAGAAAAAACAGTTTGTGTAATTAGATATGGGGCTTTCGGAGATATACTGCAAACAAGTTCAGTATTGCCTTTGTTGAAAGATCAGGGCTACAAAGTTTGCATAAATACCCAGGAAGTAGGAAAAGATATATTAAGATCAAACCCTTATGTTGATGAGCTACTAGTTCAAAGAACTAATCAGATACCTTTAGACAGGCTGACAGAGTACTGGGAAAAGTTTAACGATTTATTTGATAAAGTAATTCAGTTTTCTGAATCAGTAGAGGGCAGTTTGCTTCTAGTAGGCGACAGAACAGTAGAGCTAAAGGACGGCCCAGCGTTAGCCAAAGGGGACGAAAGATTTCTTTGGGATAAGGAAAGGATACATTCGGAATGTAATGTAAATTATCTTGAGAAGATGCATGACATTGCCGGGGTAGAGCATGTGTTTTGTCCACTGTTTTATCCAACAAAAAAAGAACAGTCTAGAATGAGGGACTGGAAAAAGAAGAAAGTAAAGACAAAGCATTTAGTTATGAATGTTTTATCTGGCTCGTCTGTCCATAAGGTTTGGCCCTGGAATGATTCTTTGATGGCCCGCTTTTTAGACAGCAGAAAAGATGTTACATTTATTACTGTTGGAGATATTGCCTGCCAACTGCTTGAGCAGGGATGGGAAAAAGAAAGCAGGGTAATCACAACATCTGGCGAGTGGCCTATACGCGATGTTTTGACATTAGCAAAAATGTGTACTGTTGTGCTGGGGCCTGAAACTGGAGTATTAAATTCTATCTCCTCTTTGGATAGGGTTCATAAGTCTTTATTTTTGTCACACTCATCTAAAGAAAATTTAAGCAAGCATTGGAAAAATACCACATCATTCGAGCCTTTCGAAGCTGAGTGTTATCCTTGTCATAAGATGCATCATGGGTTTGATACGTGCACGAGAGATGAGGAAACGGGCGGATCTTTGTGCGCCTCTAAAATACAAGTAGGTAAGGTTTATATGGATATAGCGAAGAACTTAAAATGAGCACTTATTTAGTTTTATGTCAAAACATGGCTAGGGATATTGGCATCCCAGGAACAGGGCCGTCAAGCGTCACAGCTTCTGACCTCTCAGAAGAGGAGACCGCTGTTGTTCGTTATATAAAAAATGCTGATTTAGATGTTCAGCGCAGGTGGTTTAATTGGGACTTCCTCTGGTCTGAGGCTACGATAACACCCACCTCCGGAACATCTACTCTGTCGTCACCATCTGATTTGGGTAATTGGAAATTAGATTCTCTAGTATGGTCTAAATCAACATCAGACTATCAAGAGCTTGAATACGTAGACTGGGATGAGTATAAATTAGAATATAAATTAGGCTCTATAGACTCTGGCATTCCAGAATTATTCTCAGTAAAGCCTAATAATGTTATAGATGTGTATCCTACGCCAAATGTAACGACTACAATTTCAGCTGATTATTGGAGAACCCCTACAGAACTTGCAGCTGACTCAGATATTTCAGCGATACCGCCAAGATTTCATAGCATAATTATCGCAAGAGCAAAAATTTATTATGGAGAGAATGAGGATGCACCAGAGATTTTAAGTGGGGCTTTGTCAGAATTTGAGGACCTTCTTGATAAGCTTGAGTCTGATCAATTACCTGGGCAAAAGAACCGCAGATTCTCCAGAGTTCAAGACCTGTTTAACTATACAGTTACGCCAGAATGACAAAGCTAAGCAATAGAGGCTTAGCCCCTACAGGATTAAAGTCTAATTATTTCCCTTTAAGCGGCGGGTTAAACCTTGTTGATCCAGCTTTAAGCATTACCCCTGGTGAGTGTATATCTGCGAACAATTTCGAAGTAGACATTAGAGGCAGGTATCAAAGAGTTGACGGCTATGAAAGGTCTGACGGTCAAACACTGCCTTCTGATATAACTATATATAGAATTCCTTTTACCACTGGGTATGCTAGAGATTCTGTATTTGATGTGGCCTTTAGTACCGCTTTTGATATGCAAGTTCCGTCAGTAGGGGATTTGGTAAAAGGCCAGACAAGTGGGGCTATAGGCTCTGTATTGAGCGTTAGCGTGGAGGATATAACTGGAGATTCATCTGCCGGTTCGTTTTCCCCTTTAACTGCATTCTCTACAGCTTTCAGTACAGCAGCATTTCGAGCTTCAGGTAGGGATGGAAACGCCGAAGGGTACGTGTATTTTATTATTAAAACAGGAACGCTTCAGGATGGAGAATTACTATCTTTTTTAAACAAGAACAGCGCATTTGGCAGCGCATTCAATGTGGAGTATAAATAATGGGTAACGCAACACCAACAGCATTAAGGAAAACCAGAGCAGTTTTAACTGGCACCAGTTTTGCTGATAACACGACAGGCGCTATTACTGCCCAAATGGTCAGACAATTTACAGAGTCTGGAATGGGTGGTTTTGCAACTATATATTCACCAGCAGGAACTCCAGCAAGTCAGGCGGTAGCGTCAGGAGCAACAGCAACAATAGATTGGAATGCTGATTCAGTTGGCGCTGATGGGCCGGATGACACCGGAACCGTATCCTCAACGAGTGTAGGTTCGGATGCTGATTTTGCAAACGATAGAATCAGAATATACGACAAGGGATGGTTTATGGTCAATCTGGGCGTAAGTTTTGTTCAGACAGGAACTGATACTGTAGTATGGACGTTTAGGATTGCAACTCAGGCTGACGGGGGCTCGGTAGCATATCCCGGTTATGATGCGGCAGTT